GATCGTGTCATGGCTAAAGCCTTACGGTCTTATGGTGTTGAGCAAGCTGAAATCGAGGAAATCCAAGTCATGTGGAATCCATGTCATAGAGACGAGGAGAGAGACGTTGCTTAATAGTAAATATCTTGTCCTACATATAAATGGAGCTACCCCCAAGCGGGGTGGCTTTTTTAATAAAATTGTTCGGTTTATTGGCTGGGGAAGCTAATGGCTAAACGGGAAAAAATTCATAGCACAAGTCGAGGTTGGGAAAAATCTCTTAAAAAATCTGCAAAGGTTAAAGAACGCCAGCACGAAAAGCGAAGAATTGTTCGGGAAATTAAGGAGGAAAAATAATGATAGAGATGTTAGTTGCCATATGTATCGTATGGTCAGTAGGTAATCGGCATGACGGAGGCGAACAAAAGTGTATGTTTCATAAGAGCCAAGTCGAATACGTCAATATGCGTCAATGTAAAGATGACATTAAAAAAAGCGAACAATTAGTAATTGGAGCTATATTTGACTATTATGGTGACGAGCCAATAGATCACATGGTCAAAGCATCATGTTTTAGTGGAGCGTAATATGAGAAAACTGCCAAAAGAAAAGTTTGTTATCCATTGTAAGGAAACAAAGTATTATGTGGTTGATATAGAAGCTGACAACTATGATGAAGCCGTTAAGAAGTGGCAAATCATAGCTAAAAGGCGGGATTATACCACCATACACAGCGAAATGGAAACCACTAGTGTGAGCCAAGAAGTATGATAGATATAAAAATAGGAGATTGTCGGGAAGTGTTAAAAACCTTGCCCGATAAGCATTTTCAAACGTGTATAACAAGCCCACCATATTACGGGTTGCGAGATTACGGAACGGCAAGCTGGGTAGGTGGATCGGAGAATTGTTCGCATGAAGGCGACTCGCTGGGAAACAATCGGAACTTTATAGATGAAGGTGGTAGAGGTAGCAATAAATCTATTTTATCCACAGGCGACTGTGTAAAATGTGGTGCAAAACGCATAGATTCACAGATCGGTCTGGAGAAAACACCCGAACAATTTGTCGAGTCGCTGGTCAATGTGTTCCGTGAAATCAAGAGAGTGCTTAAAGATGATGGAACTCTATGGTTGAATTTGGGAGATAGTTACTCAAGTGGAGGAAGAACAACAACAACAAATCAATCGGTTCGGGGCGACAAAGATTATGGAGTTACCAGACCACCACCTGTAGAAGGCATCAAACCTAAAGATTTGTTCGGTATTCCCTGGCGAGTGGCATTTGCCCTGCAAGCTGACGGGTGGTATTTGAGGCAAGATATAATCTGGCATAAACCTAATCCAATGCCCGAAAGCGTACAGGATAGATGCACAAAAGCCCATGAATATATATTTCTGCTTAGTAAAAGTCCGCATTATTATTTTGATAATGTCGCTATTAAAGAAGAAACAATTACATTCGATAATTCCAATCGGGATCGAGACACAACAAAGCTGAATAACACGCCTGGTCGTACAAAAATGGCTGGTTTAAAGACTAATCAATATGAAACTAGGAACAAACGTAGCGTCTGGACTGTTCCTACAAAGCCTTATAAAGAAGCTCATTTTGCCGTGTTTCCAACTGATTTAATCGAACCATGCGTTCTTGCTGGGTCAAGTGCGAAGATTTGTTCGGGTTGCGGAACTGCGTACAAGAGAGAAATGGTTACAACTGACGTTCCCGATAGAATTGTTCGGGAGCATATGGTCGGAGTTATACCTAAACGGGATAAGCCAAGTCGTATGAATAGCAAGAATATGCTATCGTTAACGAAGGAAGATAACGGGTTTGTTAAGCAATGCGAGTGCGATACTGATAAAACCGAACAAGATCGGATTATAGATCCATTCGGGGGATCGGGAACAACTGCTCTTGTGGCTGACAGGCATAATCGTGATGCAACTGTTATCGAACTTAATGAAGAATACATTGGAATAGCAAAAAAGAGACTGGAAGGTGACGCACCATTGTTCGCAAAAGTGGAGGTAAGCTAATGTCTAAAAAGAAACAGGAGAATTGTGGATCTTGCCAAGAAAAAATTGTCGCTGGTATGGAACTGCATATGAATAACCGAACAATTTGTCTGGGGTGTGCCGTTGAGAAAGGAATTGCACAACAACTGCATACACCAATTAATCATATGCTTGACTGCGAATATGATATAAGCTCCTGTGCCGAATGTTTCTTAAATCATAGAGATATGATGACCCATTTAGGCTATATATCTACGGAGTTAGGCACGTTCTATAAAAGGACTGAAGACCCCAAAATTGTGGTGCTTTATGAGTGATTTACTTACCAACTTACCAACATACACGGGAAGTAGATTTGTTCGGTAAGTGCTAAGTCATTGAAATTGTTCGGTTTTTGGAAGCAACTTACGGAGGTTACTTCTTACTACGGTAAGTTAATTTTAGGTTGTAAGTCATTGATTTTGCTCCTACTTTTTTACTTACCGAACTTCCCCCCTAAAGGGGGTATAAGAGGGTGGTAAGTAAACCACCCATCTTACCCCTAGTAAACTAGTAATGAAATGGAGATAAAACAAGATGCCAAAAGTAGCGGAGAACTTAACGAAGGAACAACGATTAGCTGGTTGGAAAAGACTGACTGATAAACAACAAGATTTTTTGAACAACTTTATGCACAAGGATATGACGCAGACCGCATCAGCGAGATCAGCGGGGTATTCTAATCCTGGCGTTGACGCAGTAAGGTTGTTGCGTAATCCTGTCGTGCAAGAGCGTTATCAGGAAATGCGTGACGAGGCGAGAACGAAGTTTGGAGTCACTATCGATAAGTCGGTTCGGGATTTACTCAAGATGCGTAACGAAGCATGGGAATCGGGGAAATTTGGTGAGGCAATTAGAGCGGAAGAACTGCGATTAAAGGCTACGGGATTACTGGTTAATAAAGCTCATGTGCTACATGAACGCACAGACAGTCTGACAAGGGAAGAAATACTGGCAAAACTACAGGAATTCCAAGACATAGCCCAGAAACGCATGAAAATAGCCACAAAGACCCATAAAGACCCAGATGTGATAGAGCAAACTAGCGTGAAACCCATAAAATAGCGATATTACTTAGACGTGTTGCTCTAACGGAGAGCGAGGAATTGTTCGGGATCGGGGATTTCAGGGGGGATCGGGGCGTAATCGGGGAATTGTTCGGTTTCAGGGCGTAATCCTCCTGTGAATCGGATCGGGATCGGGATCGGGCTGTGATCGGGGTCAGGATACCGTATAATTGTTCGGGGCTGGTCAGGAGGTTCTCCGTCCAGCTCTGAGATCGTACAATTGTTCCACCTGTGACTCTGCTGACCATAGCCGTACAATTGTTCGAGGCGTTACGGCTGGTGCAGTTGTAAAACTTTTTATGTCATATGATATATTTTTTTATTTTTATTTAATTTAGTTGTTGACAGGTGTGCAATCATTGCTATACTGATATTAATTAAACAGCCAACGGAGAAAAAAATGATAGTACAAACAATAAATGAAAACCAATTCATAGACGCTTTTAGAACTTGGGATACATATAAAGATAATTTTTCTTATGAAGGATTAACAGCTTTATATGAACACTTAGAAGAGGTTAGTGACAACATGGATAGCAAAACAATTGAGCTTGATGTGGTTGCAATCTGTTGCGATTATACAGAATACGAGAACTTTCAAGATTTTTTAGATAATTATGACGGAGATAAATATAAATATATATTTGGTGGAAACGATGACTGCCTTGATTGTTATACTTCTATTATTCTTCCTAATTGTTGGCAAGGTAAGGACATAGACAATCTCGAAGAAATAAAAGACTTACCATTTATAATCCAAAATTTTTAACGGGGGCATCATGTTATTTTATACAATCTTTTTGAATGTAATAGCATTCGCATTATTTACCGCAACAGTTTTAATCTTTCTTTTGTAGGAGCATGTAACATGACTAGGAACGATTTTTTGGCTTTAGCCAACCATTATAACATTGATGTAAACATAGCCTTAGAAAATGAAGAATTAAGAGAACTTTTAAAAACTAGGGCAAATTATGAAACAATAGAAACCTTTTTAAAGGAGCAATTTTAAATTGTTCGGGGATTGGATCGGGGATTTGTTCCCCGATTTTTTTTATCCACAGGTCGTACAATTGTCCACCTGTAAGACTCCCCCGCTGTTAATAACCTGCTGTCAAACCTGTAACCGAACAATTGTTCGACCAGCACGGCTACAGCAGTTGCTGTGAAATAAAAATAAAAAAAGTTTATTTAATGTTTGACAGGTAGTAATCATTACTATAATCTAA